ATGCTGCATATGCCTCAGTGATGTCTTCTACTGTATGGTCTGGATATACATTTTCATCTACAACAACATGCTCACCATTGGCTTGCAAATATCTGCGTAGGCTTAGGTCAGCAGGACTACCTAATGTACCTTTGTAATCTTTGGCTACTCCGTCGTAGTGATCACCACTGTTTTGATAGCCTTCTTCTTCCACAGGCGCTTGGCCTTGCAATTGGTTTAACTGCTCGGGAGTGACCAATGCAATTAATGTTCTCATACCATCCTGTGGTTGTTCTTGCACCGGTGTTTCTGACTTTGCAACTCCTGCCAGTTTAATTAAGTCATTTAGATCCATAATCTTACACCTTGTATTCTTTTTGTAGTTCTGTGCCTGCAGCGTCTTTTATCATTTTCTGATTGTAAGCATCGCCGTAATAATCTTCTGTATTGATTTTTTCAGCTTCGCTATAATCAGCATCTGCTAGTACACTTTTTGCTTCTTCATCATCGTCGCTGTCGTCTGCGACATCCCACAGTTCTTCTGCTTCGTTCATATTGTTTACAATCATACTACCAAGACTGCAACCGCAAATGCTTGCAATTTCTTCATGCAAACTGTTGGGTGTTGCTGGTAGTTTGGTTGTAAAATCATACATGTAAACTTCTTGTGCGCCTACATCTGCAAAACCACGTGGCTTGTGCATGATGGTTTTCTTAGGAGCACTCATGCTTTCCATGCTGTATTTCTTCATGTGTGACTCTATGCGGTCCATGTGTTCATCTGAAATCTCATTGAGACTGCGGAGTCTGAACGAATAAGTTTTTTCAGATTCAGCTAGATATTGTTTCAAACTTTTCATCACGATTTCCTTAACTGTAGTTATTTATCAGGTTCGTTCATTTTTGCAATAACAGCATTTATTAAACTGTTGCGATCTTCGAACTCTTCTGCTTCTCCTCGCAAGCCATCATCTTGACCTTTGCTTTTGGCTTCTTGTGCATCAAACTTGGCTTTTTGCAGTTGTAGCTGAACCATTTTCAATTTCTTGTCCATTTTAGCTGTTTTAGCAGTGATAGCATTGGTCATCATTTTGCTGGCTGTATCAAATATAGCAGCCGCATGTCTATCTTCTACATTCTGTCCAAGATCCATAAGATCCTGAAATGCATGCATTGCTTTGTCTGCATATTTGTCCATGTCAGCATCCAATGCTTCCAAGTCTCTGACCATTGGCAGTGCAGCATCGATTTTGTCTGCTACATCCAATTGGTGTTGTAGTTGTGTTAGATTTAATCCTGTGTCCTGCTCCTCAATGGGGTCATCTTGTTTCATTGGAGGCAAATCAAATACATCTTCAATTTTACTGCTCATGCTTTTTTCCTTTTCTTGGGCTGGTTGAACAGCTCATGTTCTGTTAGCACTCTAAATCCAACACCTTGACGTTCACAAAACACTTTGGCAGCTTGCCATTTTGCTTCGTTTACAATTGCTTGTGCTTTTTGCACTGTGCCTCTGGCATGTGCCAGTGTTTGTCCAGCAGGTTTGATCTCAATCATTTCTGCTTTGCGCTGTTTGTTCTTGTCTTCGTACACTATAAAAAAGTCTGGAACATAGTGTGTGTTCTTGCCTGTTGCTGGATTTCTGTAGGGTATTCTGTGTGCTTCACTGGCCCATGCAAGTATACTTGGGTGTGTGTCCAACAGTCGCATAAATTTCAATTCCCATCCACTGCGATAGCGTGGACGATGTTTGCCCACATATTTGCGAGGGTTTTTGACTTCATATATGCCTTGTTGAAACTTGTGTGCCATTCTAATAGTATTTATTAGGCGCCAGCAGGCACTACAAAGGTGCGTCCGTTGATGTTTCTCAACTTCTCACCTGTTCTCAGTGTGCCTTGGAATGGTGTTAAACCTGCTGCTGGATCATTTTGTGGTGTACTCACACTAGGAGCTGGGCGTTGTGTTGGAAGGCCAATTCCAGCTCTCTGTGCAATAGCAGATGCTTCCGCACCACCTTGTGCAATTTGACTGGCAGCATTTTCTTCGCTTGATGCATCCAATGGTTTGATGTTCACATGCTCAGGTTGAAATTGTACATTGTAGGTCACAGGTTGACTGTCACTGTAGTCCAGTCTATCGTGATTAACATTGGTCATCATACAGTTGTACAAGTTGATCTGTCTACCACCTTGTGCAACATCCTGTTGTTTGATAATAATTTCTTCAAAAAAGAATCGTTGGCTTTGTGGAACACTTTTAGCACCAAAGTCTTGTCCAGCGCCTGTGCTAAAATCAGGTGCAGTTGTGGTATAGCCACTGAACACTTCATCAGGCAAACTGTGTCCGTTGAAGTAGTGCTGTGCATATGCCATTTGTAAAAAGTTAAATTGATTGTCTTTGGTATCATAAAAAATGATACTCACAGGTGCTACATCCATTCTAGTAGCAATAAATCTAGGTCTGTTGTATTGATTTAATCTAACAACATTGTAGTCAAAGTCTGGGAGGCCCACACTTGAAACTCTATCAAATGTAAATGCTCTCCCAAAACTTTCATCTAAAAGTTGGACTGACTCGTTGATTATAAACTCTACGCTAAAATTATATTTCAGCCTCGGAATGCCTGTTAGAACATTGCTTCCGTGTTGAACGTTAAATTTATCAGCGGCAGCATTATAAGGGCCGGTATTACTAATCAGTCCCATAGTTATATCCTATTAGGTACCAGCGCCAGTTGCGTTGCTGCGAGTTTGATCAACTGTTTCGCCTGTTAGTGTAGCATTGCCTGCTGCATCATAAATTTCAGCATTGTCATAGCGTAGACTTACAGTGACCTGTACTTGTTCACTGCTACTGTATACCATGTCACCATACTGAATATTTGAAATATAGCAACCTGCTAGTTCAAATTTGTCTAGTACGCCTGGTGTTGGGTTAGCACCATCTAAACTTTCTACTACACACTGGAATTTGTATCCACTGCCTGCTCTTGGCGAACTTTGATTTGCATGATCCACTTGGAAGTTCAGCTGATTGTTCAGTTCTCTGAGTACCACACTGTCTACATCATCTCTGAGTACAACTGTGATTGGATCCCAAGTGTGCTTGCCAGCTAGATAAATTCTACTGTTGTATGCATCCACAACTACTTCATCGTGTGTTAGGCTTGGTCTGGTGACGCTGATAACACTGCGAGTAGGAGTACCACTGAATGCTTCACCAATGAAGGTCACTCTAAAGCGATACTGTAGTTTGGGCATGATTGTTGTTGTGTTTCCACTGTTATCTGGAACACCTAGTGTTGTAATTACTGCCATCGAAATCTCCTCTTAATACCGGCTGTTAGTATTTATTAAAAACCAGTCAAAAAAAATGGACGACCTGGGCCGTCCATTAAGTATTCAGTTAATTTTTATTAGTTTGTCTGTGCAAGAGCACCTGTATTGACCAATCTAATTGGAATGTAGATGAATTCTGCTGCTTTTGCAGGTTCAATTGCTACATCAACGTAGAATTCGTTGCGGTCAATTCTAGCTGGTGTGTTGTTGCTTTCATCACAGACCACTGCAAAGTCATTGATGCCTCTGCGGCTTAGAATGTCTGCTAGGAAACGTTCGAACGCAATTTTTGCTCTAGCTCTTGTTTGTGCATCATTGATTTCAAACAAGAATGGACGAGCCAATTCGTCGAATCTGTCTCTGAGATAAGCAACCAATCTTGCAACATTGACTCTATCCAAGCTACTTGTAGTTGTGTGCAGTGTTTTCTGACCAAATACAATAGTACCCTGTCCAGGGAATGTTGTGATTGGGTTTAACTTAACAGTGTACATTGCATCACGCTGTCCTTGTGTTAGACTTACAGCTTTGAATTCACCTTCTGTTGTGATGTATCCAACGCTGGTTGCGTTTTGTACAACACCACGTGTTAGACCAGCTGGCGGGAACCATTGGAAACTGATGTTGTCATTGTATGCAAATGTGTACAGTGCCATGTGACTTGCTGGAACAACCACTGTGTTGCCATTTAGAGGCTCAGTTGTTTGTCCTGCTGGATAGTAAACAGCACTATATGTGTTGTTTGTGACCAATCCATCTTCACCATTTTCTGTAGCATTATTACTGTTTTGTGTCCAAGTAATAATGTCTGTTGGTGTTTTGCGCAGTGGTGTATCAACAATAATAAATGCTGTTTCGCCTCTGTCGCTGTTCAATGTGACCATTTCGTCAACCAACTCTGGATAGTTTGGCGCTGCAATTAGGCTGTAGCGATACTGTGGATCACGTAGGTCAACACCTGCCGCTGCCGCTTGCATTGCTGTAGCAATAACTTTGCGTTGTGCAAAGCGTCCAAATGCACCCGAACCATCTGCGTGGTTTGCTGCTGCATTTCTCCATGCTGTGCCATTCCATTCACGTACAGTGTTTTTACTCTGTGCCATGTTAACAGCAATCATACCGTTTGGATAAACAACTGGGTTTGGTCCGCCTGTGATAACTGTTGCACTACCACCGTTGCTGGTGTCTGCGGCTGTATCAGTAATATCAGCAAACAGTACGCCTGTTGTGGTTGTTTGGTCTGTGTTGTCATGTGTGATCCAGTTTGAACCATTGTAAACTTTGATCACTGGATAAGCACGTTCGTTGGTCTGATTAACGGCTGCAAGAGATGTATCAATCCATACATCGCCTGTGCTTGCACCTGTTGGTGCTGTTGTGCTGTATGTTGGAGTGACTGGTGTAAATCCACCTGCGTCTACTACATATACATCCAACGCATTGATTGTGTCGTCAAACCAATATGTTCCTGTTGCAGGAGTTGCTGTTGGTGTTGCAGCCTGCGCTAGTGCTGTAGTGTATCCACCTGCTGTCAATGTTGCACCAACTGCACCACCTGCGGTGATTGGTCTTACAATGATAACTGCGGCAGTGCTGGCTTCTTGATCCAACAACAGTTGCCCAACTGTGGCTGTGCCTGTGGTCAATGCTGTAGTAGTACTACCGTCTTGTGGGATAAAGTCGCCAATTGCACCTACACCTGCAACTTGTGTGCTGCTCACACCCTGTACTGTTAGCGCCACAAATGTGTTTGCTGTGGTGTCAAAACTGTACATTGCTAGGTTGATACCGTTGCCTGGACGTGTGGTTTTGATCCAAATATCATCTGCACTTGGTGCTGCTGGTGCATTGTAGTGTGCATCCCAGGTCACAGATTCGCCTGTGCTGATACCTGTGCTTGAGTCTACTACTTCCCAACTGCCGCTTACACCGTAGAAATATTCTACTGATATTGCACGAGTTGCTGAAACACTGGTTTCGTTGTCAACATGTACAACTGCTAGGAAGCTACCATTTACAACTGTAGTTGTTGGTGTGTGTGTACCACCAGCAAGGTCAGTGCCATCGTCTGCGTTAATCTCAATCAACGGAGTTTGTTCTACCCATTTGTTGGTAGTTGCATTCCACTGATGAATTCCAAATTTACTTGCATCTGTGTCCAGCCAAATTGTTGCACCTGTGCTCCAGTTTGCAACTGGTGCTGTGGTTGTTGAAGTTAATTCAGCTAGGTCAACATCTGCACGTACAACATACGCTTGGCTACCTTGTCCAAGATAACTGTATGCTGCCATAATGCCGTATTCACTGGTTTCGTCACCTTGAACTACGACTCCTGTGCTACTGGTACGGAAGGTTGGATTACCAAAATACTGTGTGAGTTCACGCTGGCTAGTGACTTTGATCACTTGTCCAGCACTGGCTGCTTTGGTGTATTTTGCAATTCCATCTGCTTCGCTACCTGTAGGATCTGTTTTGTCTTGGCGTGTTGCTACAAGAAGTAGGGGAACAGTACCGGCGCCTGGGGCACCATAAGCACTTTCATCTACAACTTGAATCTCTACGCCTGGAGATACTAATGCCATATTTTTGCTCCTCTGGTAAAATAAATTGCTAGTAGTATTTACCAGATGGGCTATATATCTAGGGGGTTATAGAGGTTAACCACGTAGTTAATTAACTAGCACTATAACTATCAATATGACTAATAAGTGCATGTACATTGAATTCTAAATCTTCTAATGTACCATTATTGTCAATAGTAAAGTCTGCCATCCATTGTTCAAGACTCATACTATTTTTACTTTCAGGAGGAAGGAAATCACTGCGGTCAACCCATATACAATAGTCAAACACACCAGTGTTGCGCATTGCATGAAATTCTTTTTTGTTACGTAGTCCACAGTAGATATCGTATTCTGCA